CCGTACAACCTGCTGAATGAAGACATCCACCTCGAGATGTGCAACTTCCGCCAGAGCCCCCTGTGCATGAGCGATGGCGTGCGCATAGGCGCCTTCATGCCCCGTGCGTACTACAAGAGCGAATGCGCCGGGTCTCGCGTTCTCACCCCCTCCTTCTTCAAGAAGGTTGAGGAGGTTCGCGCCGGGGACACGCTTATTTCCCCCACCGGACCATGTACGGTTCTCGCCACGAGTACCTCTTCCGAGCCGTGTTATGAGATCAGGACCCGATCTGGAAGAATCGTCAGATGTGCGGATCATCATGCACTGCGAACGCTACTCGAGTGGAAGAGGGCGTCGGATGCAAGAATCGGAGATCACATCGCCGTAGATCTGTCCCCCACGGCCCCCGTAGAAGATAGTCTTCCTGCTCCTCTCCTATACCTGTTAGGGTGTATATACGGAGACGGTTCGGTAACGGGTGGATCCATCTTTATTACGAACTTTGATGAGGAAGTCGTAAAGAATCTGAGGAACGCATGGCCCGATAACAAGTACACGGAAGGAAGAGGAAGATTTTATCTTCACGGTGGGATGGAATGGTTCAAGTCTCTTGGCCTTCCTCTTGATCTTGCCGTGAACAAGAAATACCCTGAGATTGCAGAGGGTTCTTCCGACTTCCTTCGGGGTCTCTTTGACTGCGATGGTTTTGTTCACGCGACGGGGAGCTATCTTAACTTCGTATCGGCTTCGGAAGATATGGCTCTCGGTATAGTCCGCAACCTGTCCCGCTTCGGGATATACGCCTCCTACCACGAGTACAAGACACCAAGTCCTCACGGTAGATGCTGGCATGTGCAGGTATCGGGAAGACGGGAAATGAATCTCTTCTCCGAGAGGATCGGTACGAGCATACGGAAGAAGGGAAGCAGGATGGGCCTTCGGAAGGAGGGCAACTCCGTGAGGGATTTCATACCTCCGGAGTGGAGATCCCTACTCCGAAAGGGATACAGGTTCAAGGCTCGTCTGCATAATTGCAGGATAGACAACAAATACGCCACGACTCGGAGTAAGATACGAAGGCTGGCGGAGGTTGTTGGGAACGAGAGTCTTGTCTCTCTTGCAAACGGTTACCTCGTTTGGGATAAAGTCGTGTCGGTCAGGCCGCTTGGAAATCTTCAAGTATTTCACATCGAAGTGGACGGAGAGCACCAATACGAGAGTGACACCCGGGTTGTGAACCATAACTCCACGATCTTCTCCCACGGCGCGGATGCGTGGGAAGCTCTGAGAAATCCGAATATCGCAATAAACATCCGAAACGCGATTGAGAACAACGCCGTGGACTTCATGCGCAACGTCCGTAGCATCTTCGACAGCAACCTTCTCGTCGAGGCGCTCTACCCCGAATACTACGTGAAGAACGCGAAGAGCCAGCCGCGTTGGAACGAAAGCGAGATCGTCTTACCGAACAGAACGATGCGCCAAGTGGAAGCAACCGTGAGCACGGGTGGTATGACCGGCGCGGGAGAAGGTAAGCACTTCGACCTCCTGAACGTGGACGACCCCGTCGGGCTGGATGACCTCGGCGTCGAGAACGCCGGGAACATGCAAATGCTCGGTAAGATACGGTGGTGCAAGACGAACTTCAGAGCGCTCCTCCGAAGCACGAAGAAGAGCCGACTCGTCCTCGTGCAGACCCGCTTCAGCGTGGACGACACGTCCTCAATTCCCCTCTCCTCCCTTAAAGACGTGTACGGCTACGCGCTTGAGGAGTTCGAGCCGAAGCCGTCCGGTACGTGGACCGTGTACAACCGTCTTCCGATTGAGGACGGCAAGATGACGTTCCCCGAGGTGATAACAGAGCGGGAACTTAACGACGCGATTGAAGAGGACAAGTGGAGCGCGAGTACGCAGCTCTGGAACAGGCCGAGCAAGGCGGGGATGAGCGAGTTCATCGAGCTACCGCTCTTCCGAGCGAGGCTCGTACTCGACGAAGAGCACGGCCGGCACTACGTCCTCCTCGGTGGCATGGACAACTTCTCCGACGTGAGCAAGCGCGTGTACCTCTCCGACCTCGATATCGTGATGGCCGTGGACCCCGCTGGAACGGAGAAGGGCATCAGCGCGAAAGCGTGCAGGACGGCCATCGTGATCGTCGGGCAGGACGCGGAAGAGCGCACGGTCGTCCTCCGCGGAGCGGCGAAGCACTTCACGCCCCAGGCATGGTTCAACAAGATCTTCGAGATGCACGAGAATCCCGTCTTTCGCGGGCACGTGAGGGAGTGCGCGATAGAGAGCAACGCGATGCAGAACATCCTGAAGCCGCTCTTGGACGATGAGAAGCTGCGGAGGCGCATCTTCGTGAACTTCCAGAGCGTTCCGTCTAAGGGAGACAAAGATGCACGCATACGGAACACGCTTGGAAGACTCGCTCAGAGCGGCCTCCTCTACGTCTGCGAGGACTTCTTTTCCGACTTCTTCGAAGAATGGAAGCACTTCCCGCAGTTGCAGTTCAAGAAGGACGTGCTGGACGCGACGGAGAAGGCGGTTACTCGTCTGCGAAAGCCCATGACCAGGGAAGAGGAAGAGGACATCGAGGAGAACGAAGAGGCGTTCTTCTTCAATAGGAGCGTGGTGAGCGGGTACTGAGCTGCGGTACTCCGCGGGGAGTGGGGTGCAGAGCAACCGGGGTACTCCCCGGCAATAGAGGCGCGTGGCGCCTGAAGGAGAAAAGAGAGAATGAGCATCTTCAAGAACGACGTGGACGGTGAGGGACAGGTTCTGAACGAGAGCGCGGATCGGAGCGCGTTTCTCAAGTGGGCGGAAGAGGAACTCGTCTTCGCGGAGCAGGAACTCGAGCCGCACTTCGAGAAGTGCAGAACGTGGCGAAGACAGAGGGAGGCTCTTCCGGAGAGCGCCCAGCGCGACTACCCGTGGACGAAGAGCTCGAACGTCTGCCCGCCCGTAGCGCTCACCGTCACGCAGACGGCATACGGAAACGCGGCGAACACGTTCGATGTAAGAGACTGCTGGAGCGTGCGGGCGCTCAACGACAGCCCGGCGCTCATCGCACAGGCCAAGGTCCTTACGAAGTACTTCAGGATTATTAGCGATAGTCCTACCGACCTGAACAAGAGAAAGAAGGACAGGACGATACTGTACGAGACCGTGAGCCTCGGAACTCTTGCGGTGAAGGTCCCGTACACGGTGACGAAGTACAACGTCGTCGAGACGCTCGAGGGGCAGCCGAGCACGATCACCGTGACTCTTCACGACGGCCCGGATCTCCAGCCCATTCCGACCGAGGACTTCCTGTACCGCGCCGCGTACCCCGACATCCAGAGCGCACCGTGGGTCGCACACATCGTGCACCGTCCCTGGCATGAGCTGAAGAACGGGCAGAACAACGGGGAGTACGAGAATGTGGACGAGATCGAGGAGTTCTACAGAAGCAGTCCTTCGGAAGAACGGGAAGAAGAAAACGAGAACATCGGCGTGGAAGAACTGCAAAACAGGACATACGACCTCGTCGAGTTCTACTTCTTCTTCGATCCGGTCGGTGACGGGATCTACAGAGACTGCATCGTCACGTTCGAGAGGAGCAGCCTCACGGTCCTCAAGGAGAGGTATAATGAACTTGGAAGACGACCTTTTGCTATCTCCAACTACCTTAATCGTCCCTTCCGTCTCGAGGGACTGGGATGCGGACATTACAGCGAGCAGCTGCAGGTCGAGGCCGAGATGCTGCATAACACCAGAAACGACGGGATTCATATCAGCCTCGCCCAGATGTTCGCCGTGCGCAAGGGAAGCGGAGTAAGGCTCAAGGAGACCGTCTTCCCTGGGAAGGTCTGGATGCTCGACGATCCGAAGAACGACATCGTGCCGATAAGAGCCGGGGAGGTGTACCCGAGCAGCCTCGCCGCGGAGCAGACCACGCTCTCCTACGCGCAGAAGGCGAGCGGGATGACGGACGCGCTGAGCGGCTTCTCCGACGCGACGCTGAAAACGCGGGACAGCATCGGGCTCCAGAGTCAGCGGATGAAGCAGGGCCTCGGCATCTTCGGCGCCGTCACGCAGGGGCTCGTGGAGTTCTACGGCGAGGTCGGGATGCTCATCATGTACCAGCTCGTGAGGAATAGGGAGGGAGTGATCGCGAAGGAAGAGAGACTTCAGAGGCTCTCGAAGGAGGACATCGCGACGCTCCGGGACGCGCTGAACATCTCCCTCGCGGACCTTCCGCTCAAACTTGCGTTCACCGTGAAGACGAGCGACATGGATGAAACGGCGGAAGCGAAGAGACAGAACATCCTCATGCAGACGCAGCTCTACGGGATGTTCACGCAGAAGATCATACCTCTTCTCGGCCAGATCGCGAGCCCGCAGCTCCCGCCGGAGGTGAAACAGGCGATGGCCCGTCTTTACGTCGGTACGTGCAAGATGATGGAAGACACGATGAAGTTCTTCGGAGAGGCGGACACGAGCGACTACATCCCGGAATACAAGAAGTACGATATGATGCTCGATCTCATGAAGGCACTACAGGAGCAGAACATGAGCGGACAGGCGCTCGGAGCGGCTGTGCAGACGGCACAGCCCGCGTTGCCGGCGATGCCGGCGGAAGGGACGGTGGAAGGTGGAGTGGCTGTGGCAGGAGGTGGAGGCGCAGGAGGACAGCCCGGAGGCGGTGGCGCTCCTGGAGCGAATCCGGGAGGAGCAGCGGGAGGTCCGGTCGCTTAGAGCGACGCCGGGCTGGAAGATCTTCGAGGAGGCCGCCGTGCGCCTCTCCCAGATCGCCATGCGGGACCTCCGCGTGAGCAAGGAGAACGTGGACATCTTCCGGGCGCAGGGGAGGATCGACAGCGTGCATACGCTGATGAAGAAGATCGAGGAGTTCGCCGCGCTCGATGTAGAGAGCGTGGTGAAAGAGCAGAACGAGAGGCTGAAGAAAAGGGCCGAAGAGCGGCTGAACGCGGAAGCGGGAAGGAAGAGGAGGCAGAGCGTATGAGCGACGGAGTGGACGTGCAGGTGGAGGAGGAGAGGGAGCAGGGTGAGGAGTTCGTCGAGCTGAAGGACGGAGAGGCGCTCCCGGAAGAACAGGAAGAGGAGGTCCCGGAGGAGCTCCGCGGCAAGAGCCCGAAGCAGATTGCGGAGGAGATGCGGGCGCTGAATGCACGTCTCCAGCAGAGCACGGACAGCGGGAACGCGCTCCGGGACGGGCTGGCAGCTCTTGGGGAGAAGCTCACGCCGCAGCAGACTGCCGCGCCTCTTCCCGTTCAGCAGAGTGGAGAGAGCGACGAGGAGTACGCGGCGAGAATTAGCAAGGAGATGTTCCAGGACGGGACGGCGCCGTACAAGGCGATCCTCGACGTGGTGAAGAGGACCGGGAAGAAGGAGATCCTCGGGGAGATTGCGCCCGCCTTGAACATGATGCTCTCGTACACGATGAAGATGGCCGAGGCGACGGTGAAGGCCGATCCCGTGGACGGGAAGGTCTTCAAGAAGTACGAGAAGGAGATCCGGGAGGAGTTCAAGAGGCTGCCGGCTGAGCAGCAGAGGAACCCGGAGGCTTGGCAGTACCTGGTGAACCAGGCCAAGGTGCGGCACTTCGGGGAGAGCGTGGAGGAGGCCGTGGAGGCGCAGCAGGGCGGTACCCCGCCGGCAAAACCCGCGTACGCGCCGTTCAGAACGGAGAGCGTGAGCAGTGCACGCTCCACGGCGCCTCGACGTATCTTCATCACGGAACAGGTGCGGCAGGAAGCGCTGGAGCTCGGGATGCCGGTGGAGGAGTACGCGAAGAGGCGCGAGAGCCTGAAGAGGAAGGGGTAGGAACATGGCGAAGAGGAGAGCGGATGCAGCGTTTGAAAAGGAGACATCGGTGAAGAAGACGGATGAGATCGGGAAAGAGATGAAGAAAGAGGAGAAAAAGGGCGGCGTCTTCGATGTTCATGCTTCCACGGAGGAGAAGGATATCGTACGCTTCGATCAGGACGGAGCGCGATTGAGGTTCGATTCCGAGGACTTCAAGGAGCTCCCGGACAGCGTTCTTTCACAGTTGCACTACGAGAACACAAGGGACTACTTCCTCGCGCACGCTTCGTGGAAACAGGGGAAGAAGGCGGAAGGACGGCCGAAGGATGCGCCGAGGCTCGAGATCCTGGACCCTCTCGCACGGAGAGCGAGCGACAAGGTGAACGTGAAGTTCACGGACAAGCGCTACGAGGAGAGGTGGCACACGTTCTGGGCCAGCGCGGAGGACGTGGAAGAGCACAAGGACATCGGCTACAGGCTCGTGGAGAAGGACGAGCCGGTGAAGGTGCGGTGCGGAAGCAACGCGAGCGGATACATCGCGCTGAAGGGCCAGGGCGGGAAGGACGAGCTGGTGCTGATGAAGGTGGAAAAGAGCAAGTACGATCAGCACCTTGAGGCCGTCGCGAAGAAGAGCCAGGACAGGATGAAGGACAGTCCCCGTGCCGATCTCGAGAGCAATCTGGACAGGGCGAGCGGTGGAAGAGTGAAGAGCGTCCGCGTGGAAGAAGAGGTAGTCAAGGCGACCACGGAAGTGACCGCCGACGGAACGATCAGGATGACCGAGGGTTGAGTAGGCCGTTGGCCTCTCCGAACTTATAGAAAGAGGCGCCGTAGGGCGCCAGGAGGAAAAGACAGTGGCGAACCCTACTGCGCTTTTCGGGTTCAGTCCGTACCGTTTCCTCTCCGGGAAGACCTTTCCCATCACGAGCGGCACCACGGCGAGTAACGTGACCGTCGTGGCGGGCCAGGCTCTGGTCCTCGGGACGGACGGGTATCTGAAGCTGCCGGGCAATACGAGCGTCGGCATCTTCGGCATCGCGACGGAGGGCGTGACCGGGGCGACGGGAGTGCGGAAGACCGTCTGCTTCATCCCGGCGATGGAAAACCTGGTCTTCCGTGCGAGGTGCGGGACGACCGTGAACGTGACCGTCGGGTACACCGGGTACGTGAGGAGTCTGAAGGTCTCCGGAGCGTACATGGGCGTGCATCCGAGCTACGCCGGCGGCTCGTGTCTGAAGATCCTCGGGCTCGCGCCCGGGTCCGCGTGGGGGACTGCGGCCGAAGTCCTCGTGGCCATCCGTTCCAGCACCTGGACGGGACAGAAGTAAGGGGAGGTAGAGAAGATGCCTGCTGGAATCGGAACTACGGGGGGGTTTGCGAATTTCCTCTCGAAGGACTTCACGAAGATCTACTACGATGAGCTCGCGAGGGCGACGAACGAGCACAAGAGCTTCATCAAGTTCGGAACCGCGGACGGGAACTACATCAAGAAGGGGGACTCGTCTCCTCTCGGTGGCCTCGTGGACCGTGCGGACGGTGAGACCCTGTCCTACGACATCATCAAGCAGGGGAACTCGAAGACGGTGTACTTCACGAACATCGCCCTCGGTGTCCTGCTCACGCGGAACCTCTACGATGATGACAGGACGGGGATCCTGAAGCGCATCCCCGCCGAGCTCGCGAAGAGCGCCGCGTACACGAAGGAGCTGAAGGCGTGGGACCTGCTGAACAGCGGGTTCGTCACCACGTACCGGAGCGGCCTGGACAGCCTCGCGCTCTTCAGCACGAGCCACACCATGCTCGACTACGGGACCGCGCAGGGGAACACGCCGAGTTCCGCCGGTGCGCTCAGCGAGACCACGCTCCAGGCGGCCCTCGACCACTTCGACAGCCTGTACAACCACAAGGGCATCCCCACGCCCATCGTGCCGAAGAAGCTCGTGATCCCGGTCGCGCTCCGGCCAACCGCGGAGCGGCTGCTTCAGAGCACCCTGCGCCCGGGATACGCTGACAACGACGTGAACGTGCTGAAGGGCAAGCTCGAGATCGTGGTGTCCCACTACCTCACGAGCACGACCGCGTGGTTCGTCCTCGCGGACGAGCACGACCTGAACATGATCTGGAGGAAGCCGATCAGCGTCTCCTCCGAAGACGACTTCGACACCGACGGCGCGAAGTTCAAGGTCACGGGCCGGCTCACGTGCGACTTCTGGAACTTTTTCGGAACGTACGGCAACGCGGGCGCGTAGGAGGTCAGCATGGCTGGACAGCACCTCTCGAAGGGACCTTCGATCAAGCAGTTCGTGGTGAAGGGCGCTGCGGCGGGAACGCTTACCGTGACCGGCATCGCCACGAACGACGTGCTCCTGGGGGTCGTCGCCATGAAGCCGAGCAGCGCGACGGGGGTGATCGCGACCGTGCTGAACCTGCTCTCCGAGTTCAGCATCAGCGCGGCGAACACGATCACGAACAGCGGCGGAAGCGCGACCACGGGCTACGGCGTCATCGTCACGTACGAGGACGTGGACGGGTAAAGAGGGGGGCCGCAAGGCCCCCTTTCTTCAAGAGGCGAGAAGCGTGAAACAGGTTCAGAGGACTATCGTGCAGGACGGGACCGCGTACACGTTCAGCGAGGGAAGCGTGAAGGGCGGCCTCCGGGGCGAGAAGAGCGAGATGTGCGACGTATGCATGACCTCGCAGCGCTCTTCGCGAATCCGGCACTTCAGAGGGAAAGCATACGGCGTGGACTGCGGATGTGCTGGGGACATCGCGCAGCTTCGCGATAGGAGGAAATAGATGGCTCTTGCACAGAGCGGAACGAACTTCCTGTATTTCAGTGCGAACGCGGACACGACGGGAAACAAGCGCTTGATGGTCTCCGGCATTCTCATCACGAAGACGGGAGCTGCGGTGGCGGGGAAGTACCAGGTGAGGAACGCGGCGAGCGCGTTGAACTACATCCCGCTCACGGCCTTCCCGGCGGCGGCGCCTCCTACGCTTCTGAGCATGGTCTTCCCGGGGGACGGGATCGAGTTCCCGTCCGGACTGAAGAGCACGTTCATGAGCGGATGCACGATGATGGTCTTCTTGAAGTCGTAGGAGGTCGGCGTGCCGTCCTCGTTTAGCGCGAATCCTCTGAGTCTCCTGGACTCGACGCATCTCTTGCAGATCCCGGACTATCCGTCGGAAGATGAGATCTTTCTCTTCGAGTACGCGGGAGGCGTGTACAGCCTCTTCTGTACGAGCGGGAACGTGTACATGAGGCCGGTCGGTGCGAAGAGCGGAGAGACCACGACGCTTCTCGCGGGAGAGGCGACGAAGTTCGGCGTCGTGCGCTACGGGCGGTACTTGGTCATCGCGTACGCGACGGGCTCGAAGAGAGAAGTTCAGAGACTCGTGAAGATCGACCTCGAGGACGAGCTCAGTACGACCGTGATCGACAGCGTGAGCATCGCCGGCCTCACGTCTTCCGGCTACTGCCCAGCCGTGGCGCAGGATCCCACGACGCCGGACAACATCGTGTGGCTCTGCGGGTGCGAGAGCACGCCCGCGGAGATCGCGGCGGGAACGCCTCATTTCTACGATGTGAATCTACGCGCTGGAACAATCAGCGCGGCGAGTTTCACGACGATTGAGACGTATACGTACGACGTGAGCTTCGAGCCGACGGAGGCCGCGCTCTGCGTGAATCCCGGAGGCTCGTTCTGCTACTTCCTGAAGTACGTATTGAACGAATCCTCCACGGGAAACAAGATTCTCTTCGGTGATTGCCTTGATTCCAGCAATCCCCCGGCCGTTACTGGGAACACTCCCGTCAATCCTACGAGCGCTCTGACCTCCTTCGTCTACGATTCGACGGATGCGTGCTACAAGTACACGAAGACTATCGGTGTAAACTCGGGCTACAATCTCACGGAGAATCCTCCTGCTATCGAGAACATGGGATTCGCCGCGGGAGAAGAGGTGGAACTTTCCGCGATGATTCGGGCGAGAAAAGAGGATCTTTGGGAAGTCCGTGGAAGGCCGATTATCATCTTCGGTCTGTTTAGCGGAACTGTTATATACAAGAACAGAATTACTGGGGGTTTTGTCGATCTTCCCGTCACATCCGGCTCCCCTTCCTCCTGGACCGACTGGGTCACGTTCAAGATCCGGTTTAAGATGAGAGGGAGCAAGTACAACTCTCTTCTCGGCTTCGCATCTCCAAGTCTATCCAGCCTTCCGAGTACGGCAACGCTCGCCTTTGAACTGAAGAACCTCTCTCTTTCTTCGGTTTCTTCCTCCGTAGCAAGCGTGACGAAGAGCAGGTACAAGGCAGACATGGCCGTGGGCACGGGAGCGGATACGACGCCTAACGGCATCTTCCCCGCATCGGATCGCCTATTCTCAAATGGTATATTCAGCAGCGAGGGTGCGGAGGTCACGAAGGTACGATTCGTAGACGCGACCCCGGCTGCTGAAACGTCCGCCGTTTCTCTCTTCGGAGTTGTGAGGCATAAGGCAACGATTCTCGCAGTTGGTCAGGCTTCCGGAGCGTACTACAGCGTGAGCGCGGCGAGCGGGACGATCACGCCTACGGCGCTCGCGTCCTTCCCGAAGAGCGGGCTCACGCAGTTCACGGCGGACGTGATGTACCCGCAGTTTCCCGTCGCTCCAGTGTCCGAGCTCTACGAGAGGAACGTGTACTTCTTCAGGATGAGAAACACGGTGAGCAGTGGACAGGCGGCGCTTTCGGACCTCGTGTGCGCGATGTACCCGCAGGTGGGAGGTTAGCGTGACCGTAGAGGAGATGATCGTAGAGGTCTTCGAGGTCCTTGGAGAGCCGAGCGACCTGAACGTGTACAGCGCGGCGGGTACGGTGGACCTCGCGCAGACGGGAAGCGTGAGGATCCTCCAGTGGCTGAACAGGGGATACAAGAGAGTCCTCCTGTGGAAGTGGCCGAATGGAAGGCAGATACGCTTCCCGAGCATGGAAGGGAAGACGCACTTCAAGACGACGGTGCTGAGCGGGAATGTGACCGGGGCGGCGTCGGACGGCGCCGACCAGGCGTACGTGGAGATCTCCGGCGGCGGGAGCACGGACGGGCTTTACGACGGTTGGGTCCTGGAGATCGCGGACGGAACCGGCGCGGGGCAGAAGAGAAGGATCACCGAGTACGTCGGGGCGAGCCGCCGTGCGTACGTGAGCAAGAACTGGGACACGGAACCGGAGAGCGCGAGCGGAAGCGATCCGAGCACGTATGCCCTCTACAAGGACTTTGTGCGTCTTTGCCGGAGCTCGGACGCGGAAGCGGGGGACAACGTCGTGCTCGACCCGGACACGGCTGCGCTTGCGGTTCTGAAGATCGTAGACGTTCACGACGGAGAGGTCCTCGAGCCCGCGGAGAGAACGGAGACGTTTAGTGAGAACGTCATTCAGACCGGGATTCCGACGGAGTACTATAGGAGAGAGAATGACATCGTCTTCGACGTGGCGATGAACGAGGAACGGTGGTACAGCCTGGAGTACGTGAAGATGCCGGTCGCGCTCTCGGCTCTGAGCGACGTGCCGAGAGTGCCCGAGGCGTTCCACGAGGCGATTGCGCTGTACGCGCAGTGGCTCGGGCTGCGGAGAGCGCAGGAGTGGAGCGGGGCGTACAGCACGAAGAAGGACATCGAGGATCTCATGAGCACGATCAAGGAGCAGCATGAGATGAGCTATGAACGAGAGACGGCGTTCGTCGAGCCGTTGTAGGGGGAGAAGAGATGGCAGTACCGAGTTCGGCGTGGGACAGCACCTGGGAAGCGACTCCGGCGGATGCGGGAGATCCCGAGCAGGGTGCGGATAACATACGGGATTCCAAGCTCTATGTCCGGGAGCGGCTGGAGCGGGAGCACGAGGGCTCCATCACGGAGAGCACGGCAGATAAGAGCTACGATGGGACGCACAGGAAGGGGAGCGCGAGGGCGTTCGTTGTCGATGCCGATCCCGCCGCCGCGGCGTGGCCGGACGGGGACGGCGTGCGTGCTCTTGAGACCGACGATGTGCACGATGATGGACGCCTGTGGTTCGACAGCGGAGATGGGTATCTCCCCGCGCTTTGGGCCGAGACCGACGACGACCCGGAGACGCACGGATGGGTCGGGTGCATCAGAGAGGTCTACACCTGGCACTGGCAAGGGGTACTCGCGACAACGGCCGCTTTCCCTCGGATCCTCATCCCGCACAAGTGCGAGGTCTTGAAGATCGGAGCGGTCGTGGCGAACGCGCCCACGGGGAGTGCGACCACGCTGAACGTGCACAAGGCCGAGACGGCGGCGAAGATCGCTTCTTCCGATCTGTCCTTGGCGGCCGGCACCGGAGTTGCGAAAGCGAGCACGAGCACGCTGAGCGCGACGAACAAGGAACTCGCGGCGGAAGACGTTCTTCGTCTGGAGATCGTGAGCGTGGGAAGCACGACGCCGGGGAGCGATCTCATGGTGTACGTGGAAGTGCTCTTGAAGCCGTAAGAGGTGAACACGTGAACAAGATCAGACCGAGCTCTCTTCAGCCTCTTCAGTGGAACCGGGGAGACTTCCCCTTCGACGCCTTCGAGTGGACGGACCCGCACAAGAATGCGGTGCCGATTTTGAAGGTGCGCAGTCCGTGGATTATCGAGTTCGCGGACGGGACGATCCCGGGGAGTGCGCTCGAGGACGGAGCGGTCACGAACAGCAAGGTGAATGCGAGCGCGAGCATCAGCGCGAGCAAGATTGCGCTCACGGAGATTACAAGCCTTCCGAATCTGGACGGTCTCACGGGGAGCCAGCTCGCGGACGGTACGGTCACGGAGCAGCAGGTCAGCGCGGCCACGCTCACGTCGAAGAGCCTGAAGTTCACGGACAACGTTCACGAGAACGACGACCCGCTTCCCGACGGAGACCTCCTCCTCGACTGCTTCCTCCCGAGCGCGAAGTGGAACACGGGACTCGAGCCGGAGGAGAAGAGCATTGCCTACGAGCCGAAGATGATCGGATCCGTCTCGAACCCGCGAGTGAAGACAAACTTCCACGGCGCCATCGGCGTGTGGAAGGCGACGACGAACCTTATATCGACACAAGACGTTACCGCCGCAGCATGGACTAAGGCGAGTGGGGGCACGGCATCGACCGTCTATAATGACACGTTACGGGCTACTGTCTATAAATTTCTGTCCGATGGGACGGCCGGGTCTAACGCCAAAATTACAATAGTGCCGACAGCTACAACCGTTTCAATCCAAGCGGTTATAATCAAGGGAGATGCACAGGAAACCGACATCGGGATCTATGATTCGACGGCTCCAGCGTGGCGTGGAATGATCAATTATGTTTGGTCTACCGGATCCGCAACGGCGATACTTGGTACTGTCAACAACATTTCCGTCGAAGTCATCGAGGCCGGGTCGATAGTTAGGATAAGCGGGTCAGTTCCGAGCATAACCGTCGGAAATGCGCATGAGTATTACATATACGCCACATACGACATTACGGAAGCAAAGTTTTCATGCTTCTATCAGATGCAAGCCGAGGACTCTTCTTACCCCACCCCCTTCACGCCGAGCACCCGTCCGGCGGGTAGCTTGACGTACAATATCAGCGCGACGAATGAGATGACGATAGAGGGATGGATTAGGCCGTATTTCAACTATGACATTGGCAGTTATGTCGGGATATTCAAATGGTTGGCATCAGATGGAACAGCCATAGAAGGGTATTACGACTACGCGACTGATAAAATGGTATTTGCAATACACGACGCAGGGTGGACGAACTATAGGTTCGAGCAGACCGATTCTCTTAACTCGGCGGCTGTCAATTCTTGGAATCATTTCAAAATGGTTCTGAACTATTCCGCGCAGACCGCGGTGATGTATTGGAACGGTGTAACAGATCCGGCGAAAAGGGCATCTTCTGGATCCGTATCGGGCTTTGCTCTTCCGAGCCAACTCAGCATTGGGATTGGCCTAACTGGTACAAGCATACTTGACGGCCTTATCTGCGACATCCGCATCAAGGACAGCGCCGACACGTCCACGACGCACTACACAACGGGACGGCCGTACTATGACGAGACGAGCCTCCCGTGCGCGAACTTCGGGGCGCGTCTTTCTGCGAGCGGACTCGACCTCTACCGAGGTTCCATCGACATCGTGGATGAACTCGGGAGAGAGATCCTGATCTCGAACAAGCACGGGTTGAAGGCAAAGGATGCGTGCGGGAATGTGATACATGACATTACTGATGCTACAGTGCAAAGTGGCGATTATTACGGGGGCCATCTCACTTGCTTTAACGCCGGCGCTATTGTGGATTTTTCATCCACTCCTACCGGATCTTGGACGGAGTTCGCTCCGTCAAAAAGATCCACTACTAACACACGCATCGCTCGATTTTACGCCTATCTCAGAGTATTCACTACAGACGTTGGTCTGACCGATTACATTATCAGTAGTGGTCACTGCTATGTATCTCTCAGGCCCAAGGGGTCTACCTGGAGTTCTCGTGAATGCTGCGTGGGAATACAGGCCCGCCCCTACCACTATAGGTACGCAACATCCTCGGGGGCGTGTGCTGTTGAATACTACGGGTATATCGAGTGCCCCTTGGGTACGGACGGCAAATGTGAGTATTACTTGGAAGGGGACATCGGATACAACGACACTTCCAGCTTTCCTTACTGGAACTCTCTTCTATCAGCAGTAGTATGCAAGCTAACACAGCTTGGTGGGGCAGTCTAAAGGAGGAAAAAGCAGCATGACGGTAAGAGTCCATGAGGGGAGAGGGGACGTGCCCGTGTGGGCAGCGGTGACGGTCATCATCAGCATTCTTCTCGCTGCCGGTGGACTCCTCTTCGGCGTGGCGCAGAAGGGCGCCATGGAGAAGGTTGAGGACGTGCGTGTGGACGTGAGGGAGCACTCCGTGAAGATCGGGGCGCTGGAGACGGACACGGCTGTTATACGGGAGAACCTGCAATCCGTGAACAGAAACCAGGACAAGATCCTCACGCTTCTTACCGACATCG